GAACGTCAGGTTATATGCATTACTATCAATTTAATATTGGGGACTATGCTTCCCACACACGGCATTTAAATGTCATAGAAGATTGTGCTTACCGCAGGTTGCTGGACTTCTACTATCTTCACGAAAAACCCATTCCTCAACGCGATATTGCTCGACAAATCAATATGCGCGAACACGAACAAGAAGTTCTTTCGGTTCTTAGCGAATTCTTTTTGTCGACACCAGATGGATTTGTAAGCCCAAGAGCCAACAAAGAAATAGAGCATTACCACTCGAAGATTCAACAAGCGTCTAAGGCTGGTAAAGCGTCTGCTGAACGGAGGTTCAACGCCCGTTCAACAGATGTTCAACCAACCAATAACCAAGAACCAATAACCATTAACCATAAACCAGATATATCTAATAGTCCACCTAGCGGTGAACTGCCAAGTTGTAACCACCAAGGAGTTATTGACCTTTACCACAAGCACTTGCCTACCCTTAGACGCATAGAGGTGTGGAATGAGACCCGTAAGGGCTATCTACGGCAGAGGTGGAGAGAGGTTGCTGACGAACTGGCTAAGACCAAGGAAATTCAAGCCTCTGACATTCTTGGTTGGTTTGCCGAGTTCTTTGAGCACATCGGAACATCCAAGTTCCTGACAGGCAGAGTCAACGACAAGTCTGGGCGGTCTTTTGTGGCTGACCTAGAGTGGATACTAAAACCAAGCAATTTTGCAAAAATCGTGGAAGGAAAATATCATGGCACTAACTAATTTCAAAAACAACCAAAAGCAAGACAACGGGCTTGATGAAGAGCAAAAACTTATGTGCTCTGTTTATGGTTGCTCAAAGCGTTGGACTGTTCACCTAAGTGGTGACAAGCCTAAGTGTTCCGAGCATCAATGGGCTAAAGACCCTACTGATTACCGCAGACCTATCGTTGCCCAACCAGTTAGTCGTACTGTTCAACAATGGTACGAGAAGGAGGACTTTTGAAATTTATTGAATTATTTGCGGGAATAGGTGGTTTTCGTTTGGGACTTGAAAAGGCTGGACATGAATGTGTTTGGGCAAACGAATTTTTGGAAAAACCAAGGAGTATTTATGAACACAATTTCAAACACAAACCAGACGGAAGAGACATCAGACTCATTCAGCCTGATGAAATCCCCGAAGCCGATTTACTCTGCGGAGGATTTCCATGTGCAACTTTTTCAGTTGCTGGAAGACGAACAGGATTCGGAACAGAAGATACACGAGGTACTCTCTTTTTTGAAATCTGCCGAATCCTCAGTAGTAAAAGAATCCCATATGTATTCCTTGAAAATGTTAAGGGACTCCTCAACCACGACGGAGGGAGAACCTTTGGAGTTATCCTCGCAAGTCTGGATGAATTGGGGTATGACTGCCAATGGGAATGTGTTAACAGCAAGAATTTCGGAGTCCCACAGAATAGGGAACGAATCTTTATTGTCGGACATCTTAGAGGAAAACCCAGACCAAAAGTATTTCCTATCGGAAAGTGCATTGCAGAGAATGACGGCCAGAGCGAACAAACACAAGGAGAAAGGGAACGGGTTCGGACAAGTTATTTACCAACGCTTGACGGACACTATTACAAAGGCGGGGGAACAAGAGCAGTCATTGACGAAGGAACAAGTAAACCAGATGGACTTGTTCGGGCTACTCATTGGAGAAGAAATCACTTTAGAGACATAAAAGGTGATTACACCCCGACATTGACTGCAAACATGGGAACTGGTGGAAACAATGTCCCATATATAACTGAAACAGTAAAAGCAGTTTTAACGCCTGATAGAAAAGAAAAACGCCAAAACGGAAGACAAATTAAAGACCACAACGAACCAGCATTTACAGTCACCGCACAAGACAGGCATGGTGTCATGGTTGGTTCTAGCCTTAGAAAACTTACCCCCCTTGAATGTGAAAGGTTGCAATCACTTCCCGATAACTGGACAAAGTGGTATGCGGATGGGTCTTTAGTAGGTGACGCACAACGATATGAACGATGTGGTCGTGCAGTCACTATCAATGTTATTTACGAAATTGCTAAAAGGTTGCCATTATGAAATCATGGACTTTTGAAACCCTAGAAATTGCCAACACATTTGATAACCATGTACGAGAGCAATTGCCTTGGTATGACATGGTTACTGAGTCTGTTGCTTACATCATTAAAAATTATTTATCTGAAAATGATACTGTTGTAGACATAGGCGCATCTACTGGAAACATGATTGAAAAGATTCTTCCTTTGGTGCAAGAGCGTTCTTGCTACATAACCGCCATAGAGAAAAGCGAATCAATGTTTGACAAATTAAAAAACAAATATGCAAATGAATCTTGCATTGAACTTGTTGATTCCGATGTTATGGATATTGGATTACCTAAAGCAAAAGTCTACATATTATTTTTAACTTTAATGTTTATTCCTATACATCAACGACAAAAACTAATGCAAAGAATTAAAGACAAATGTGAAGAAGGTGGCGTAATTATTATTGTTGACAAAGTTTGCGACCATCTTGGGTATTTTTCAACAGTATTAAAAAGACTGACCATGCACTTTAAATTGTTGCAAGGTGCTAAACCAGAAGATGTATTGATAAAAGAAATGTCTTTGGCTGGCGTACAAATTCCGATTGACATATCTTTGCTTGGTGACGCAAAAGAGTTTTTTAGAATGGGTGAGTTTGCTGGATGGGTGATTGAACTATGACAAAGACGCAAGCCCATGCCATCCTTGACCGCATTAAAAGAAAAGACAGATACCCCGTGTCCTTGGCTGAAACAAATCAAGCCTTGGAACGGACAGGGGATTTATGTCGAGCATCTGGCGAATCACTATGCGCTGATGGCTATGAACTTAGCGACTATCGACCACGCCAGACACATGAGCAAACTGCTTATGTCGGATTTTCCTACTCTAAATATCTTGATTATTCAAAGACTTAAGGAGTTACGCAATGAGCCTAGTAGTGACATTCACAGTTGATGGTGACCCAATACCGAAAGGCAGACCGCGCTTTGCAAGGCGTGGGCAGTTTGTCCAGACTTACACCGATGCCAAGACAATTGACTACGAAACCCATGTAGCAATGAAAGCCCGACAAGCAATAGGCGCATCAGAACCATTAAAAGGGGCTTTAACTGTGTTTTTATACCTTCGGTATGCAGTACCCGCCTCATACTCAAAAAAGCGCAAGGAAGCCTGTTTAAACGATTTAGAGTATCCAAAGCGTGTAGACATAGATAATTGCTACAAAAGTATTACTGATGCAATGAACGGCATAGTTTATTTAGATGACAGCCAAATCGTAGAAGCGCACATTACAAAGGTTTATCACGAAATTGCTGGCGCAAATGTAATGGTGCAAGAGCGATGAAATTTCAACTAACAAGCAAAGAGCAGGCTAAAGGTCTAATGGCTAACCTATGGCCTAAAGTAATAAATGCCTTGGAAACAAAAGTTTTATCATTAGAAATAAAAGAAGCAAACAAAAGCCGAGAGCAAGAGGAAAAATATCACGCAATGATTGGTGAAATAGCCAAACAAGCACAGCACTTAGGCGCTAAGTGGGATGCTGAAGATTGGAAGCGCTTATTGGTAGACCAGTTTATAAAAGATATGAACGGATTAGGCGCAAGCAAAATTATTCCAAGTCTTGATGGCTCAGGGATTGTGCAATTAGGCTTTCAAACCCGTAAATTTACTAAAGAACAAGCATCACAGTTTGTAGAGTGGTTACACGCTTGGGGCGCAGAAAACGGGGTGGTTTATGAAGTTAATGCATAACGCCTACGCAACGCACATAGACTTTTTCCGCTTTAAAGGGTTTTTCAAGAAGAACCCAAACGCTACGCCTAGCAACTTGGACATGATTTTTGAGCGCAAGGGTAAAGTTTTAGTGGGTGAGTGGAAACGCCAAAATGAAAAAATTACCAAGGGGCAAGAAATACTGTTAAAAAGCCTAGCAAAGCAAGAAAATTTTGTGGTCTTGATAGTCCAAGGCGATACCGATGGTGAAATGGTGGTTAACAAATTCTGGCGCGTCAAAGACGATAAGTGCAACTTGCAAGGCGAATCGGCAGATGAATTAAAAGATTTTATGAACCAATGGTATGAGTGGGCAGATGATTCCCAAATTTAACTATTACAGAAGCAAGAAGCACTTACAAAATGTGGCTGACTTGCCTTGCCAACATTGCGGTATGGAAGGGCAGACGCAGGCGGCACACAGTAACTGGGCTAAACACGGCAAAGGTAGGGGGATAAAGGCTTCTGACGAGTACACAGCGGCTCTGTGCTACCCATGCCACGCCCAGTTAGACCAAGGTATGTGCTTGTCTAAAGAAGAACGCCAGACCATGTGGGACAACGCTTATATGAAAACCCTAATCGAACTAAAAAACAGAGGTTTATGGGTAAAATAAATTAAATGCCAAAACGCATGGGGATTGCGATGTTGTAGGCCACAGCGACCGCTTTAAGTAGAGAGAGTAGTCCTCAGCCGTGTTGGTAGCCGAGTAAGGGTTAGCGCCTTACTTTTTCTAGTTGTACAAATACGAAAAAGACGAACACCCTGCTTTATGGGAACGGCTATCAACAACCTATTTTTTTGGGTGAGCCTTATCCATACTAGTCTTTTCATGCGATTTAAGTTCTTTTGCAACAGACTCAACTTTGCGCTCAACCGCTTTGACTTCACGCTCGACAACATAGTGCTTGGGTGTATCGTGTGTTGCTTTTTCGCGGGTTAATTTAAAATTTGTAGGCATACAAAAAACTCCTATAATGGATACGGCATTGTACAATGTCGATTAACCTTGCAAGGAAACAATCATGGGAAAAATGGATTCAAACAAAGGTATGCCAAGTACCACAGGCGCAACCCCACCAAAAGGTGCAACATCTAGCGATATGTCTGGACAGCGCATGGGAAAAATTGTGGGTGGTGTTGGCATGGGTAAAGAAGATGCCAAAGGTAAAGATGGTGAGTTCAATACTGGCAAAACTGCTGGCATTTGTTACTCACACGACCGCTCAAATTATCGTTAAAGCGAAACCCCAATAGTCAGTCGGGACTATCAGGGTTTCTAACCACATCAAAGAAAGGTTGATATGGCTACTGAGCATTGTAGAGACTGTCGGCACTATCACGACACAAATTCCATTTTGGGTTTGTGCCGTAGGTATCCTACATATCAGAACAGAAGCCCACAAGAAACTTGTGGCGAATATAAAGGCAAAGCAGTTGCCGAACTTACCCCAGAACCCTCTGGGGACTTTTTGCCCGTTGAGAAGCCCAAGCGCATGGGTAGACCGCCAAAGGTTAAAGAGGTGACAGAATGATTGTTAAACCTCTACGAGACAAAATCATTGTCAAGCCCGAACCACGGGTCAAATCCCTTATATTGGACACATCATTGATGGCAGAAGCCGAGTCAATCGGTACTGTGGTTGCGGTGGGTGATGACGCTAAGTTCCAAGGCGTTAATGTGGGTGACCGCATAATGTTTGGAACGCTGGCTAAAGACTACAAAGACGAATACTTGAAATTTGAAGAATTAAACTTAAATGGTGAACGCCACTTAAAAATGTCATGGCAAGATATTGCCGCTATATTGGAGGAAGTATGAAGCCTGGACTATATGCAAACATTCATAAAAAACAAGCGCGTATTGAGCGCCAAAAAGCAGAGGGTAGGCCTGTAGAAAAGATGCGTAAAGTTGGTAGCAAAGGCGCACCATCTGAGCAGGCGTTTAAAGATTCAGCAAAAACGGCAAAAAAATGAAAAAACACGATAAGCCAATACCGCACAAGACCACGGGCAAGGATAAAACCTATAACCCAACGGATAAAGGCGCAGGCATGACTGCTAAAGGCCGTGCTGAATATAACGCTAAAAACGGCAGTAACTTAAAGCCGCCAGCCCCAAACCCTAAGACAAAAAAAGATGAAGGTCGCAAAGCGTCATTTTGTGCGCGCATGGAAGGCGTGGTTAAAAACGCTAAAGGGCCTGCTGAAAGGGCTAAAGCATCATTGAAAAACTGGAACTGCTAATGACTAAAGACCTAATCAACCTAAGAATCCAAGACTTAATTGCCAGAGGCAAGCAGTTGGAACAAGAGTTACAGCAAATCAATGGCGCTTTACAGCAATGCCAATGGACATTAACTGAACTGGAGAAATCTGATGACGAAACACGACAAGCCGATAGCGCATAAGACAACGGGTAAGGGCAAGACCTACAACCCAACAGACAAGGGCGCTGGTATGACCGCAAAAGGTCGTGCTGAATACAATGCTAAGAACAACGCCAATTTGAAGCCGCCAGCCCCAAATCCTAAGACCAAGAAAGACGAAGGGCGCAAAGCCTCTTTCTGTGCAAGGATGGAGGGTGTAGTCAAAAACGCGAAAGGCCCCGCAGAGCGGGCTAAAGCATCACTAAAGAACTGGAACTGCTAATGAAAACTGGACTTTATGCCAACATCCATAAAAAGCAAGAACGCATCGAACGCCAAAAGGCTGAAGGTAAGCCTGTGGAAAAGATGAGAGCGCCAGGCGCAAAGGGCGCACCCACCGCTAAAGCATTTAAGGAATCGGCTAAGACCGCAAAGAAATGACAGACGAGAAACGCCCAGTTGGTAGACCAACCCTTTATGACCCAGCGCTATGCGAAAAAGTCATAGAGTTGGGCAAACTCGGCAAATCAATAGAACAAATAGCCGCTAATGTTGGCATAGGAACTAGAACTTTATTCTCATGGAAAGACGCGCACGAAGAATTTCGGCATGCCTTGGATGAAGCGAAGGAACACGAACTCGATTGGTGGGAGAACATAGCGCAGAACATGATGATTGAGAGCAAGGAAGGTGACAAACTTAATTCCTCAATCTGGTCACGCTCTATGGCGGCACGATTCCCCAAAAAGTACAGAGAAAGCACAAAGACCGAGATAACGGGTGCTGATGGTGCGCCTCTGGTGACGGGCATCAATGTGACCTTTGTAAAGCCTAATGAGTGAGACAAACGCACAGTTCCCAGTAAAGATGGCAAGCCTTTTCGATAAGGCACGATACAAAGTCTATTACGGGGGTCGCGGTGCTGGTAAGAGCCATTCTGCGGCAAAGGCGTTATTAATACTAGGCGCTAAGAGCCAGATTCGAGTGCTATGCGCTAGGGAGTTTCAGACCTCAATTAGGGACTCTGTACACAAACTGCTGTGCGACCAGATAGAACTGATGAACTTACATGGGTTTTACGAAATCACCCAAAGTTCCATACGGGGCAAGAACGGCACAGAGTTCGCCTTTGTAGGACTGAAGAACAATGTAGCCAATGTCAAATCGTATGAAGGCGTTGATTACTGTTGGGTTGAGGAAGCGCAGACAGTATCTAGGCATAGTTGGAATACGCTAATTCCTACCATCCGCAAGCAAGATTCTGAGATATGGATTACCTTTAACCCAGAACTAGAGACAGATGAGACTTACCAAAGGTTTGTAATCAGACCGCCAGAGCAAGCAGTAGTCCAAAAGATTAACTGGTCAGACAACCCTTGGTTTCCCGAAGTGCTGGCGCTAGAGAAAGACTCGCTCAAGAGCCGTGACCCAAGCGCTTACCAGACAGTATGGGAAGGCTTATGCCGACTTACAGTAGATGGTGCTATCTTTGCTAATGAGATGCAAGTGGCAGAGTTAGATGACCGCATTACAAAGGTTGCCTATGACGCTACAAAGCCTGTACACGCCATCTTTGATTTAGGTTGGGCAGACAGTACAGCCATTTGGTTCTTGCAGTTTGTAGGTATGGAAACACGCCTTATCCGCTACCACGAAGATAACCAGAAAACCATCAGCCATTACTTAGCGTTGATGCAAACCTACGGGTATATGTATGACACGCTCTGGCTACCGCATGACGCACAAAATAAGACCTTGGCAAGCAACGGCAAATCCATTGAGGAAATTGTCAGGAACGCGGGCTATAAGACACGCATTATTGAAAGAACACCCATAGCAGACAGTATCAACGCGGCACGAACTATATTTAGAAACTGTTGGTTTGATAGGGAAAATTGCCACGATGGTCTACAATGCCTTAGACATTATCGGTACGATGTTGACCCAATAACAGGGCAATTTAGCCGTCAACCGCTACACGACCAGTACAGTCATGGTGCGGATGCGTTTAGATATATCGGACTGATGATTAACGAACCCAAGCCAAGGCGTAAGGTTCAGAATCAAAACTATGGTCAGCATAACAACTGGATGGGATAGATATGGCAGATGACTTCGACCCAGTAATTACCGAGGCAGTTCAATTTTTAAAGTTCTGCAATGACGCAGACACGATGAATCGCCAAGAGGCGTTAGAAGATTTAAAGTTTGTTTCTGGTGACCAATGGCCAGTTGAACTACAAAACAGCCGTAATCTTGAATCGCGCCCATGTTTAACAATTAACAAGTTAGATGGCTACTGCAGGCAAGTGGCTAACCAACAGCGCCAGCAACGCCCACGCATTAAAGTTCACGCTACTAATACGCACGAACAGATGGTGGAAGCGCAAGACATTCAAGGCATTATTCGCCACATTGAAGTCAACAGTAACGCAGACCACGCCTATGACAACGCCTTTGACTATGCTGTACGCATGGGTTGGGGTTATATGCGTGTTCGCACAGATTATGTAAGTGAAGATTCATTCGACCAAGAAATATATATTGACCCAGTAGACAACCCTTTTACTGTGTATTACGACCCCAACAGCATATTGCCTGATGGTTCTGACGCTGAAAAGTGCTTAATTACCACAATGATGAGCAAAGAAGTGTTTAGGTCAATGTACCCAGACAATGACGATGGCACATCATTTACCCAACGCGGTACGGGTGACAGCCAATCAGAATGGATAACTAAGGAAGATATACGCCTAGCCGAGTATTACTACACAGTACGCGAGAAAGCCAAACTCTACCTATTAAGCGATGGTTCAAGCACTTTTGCTGATGACAAAGACTTTTTTAACCGCCTACAAATGGCTGGAATTACAGTTATTGATACACGCGAATCGTTCAAAAAAACAATTAAGTACAAGAAACTTACCGCTATCGAAGTTATTGAAGAACGCGACTGGCCAAGCCGTTACATCCCCATCGTGCCTGTTTATGGCCGTCATGTGGTTATCGGTGACAAGCGTAAGAAGTTTGGCATGGTGCGCTACGCTAAAGACAGCCAAAGAATGTATAACTTTTGGCAAACCTCGATTACAGAATCCATTGCCCTTGCGCCAAAAGCAAAGTGGGTAATGGCAGAAGGTCAAGACGAGGGACATGAAAACGATTGGGCGCAAGCAAACATCAAATCATTCCCGCTGTTGCGCTACAAGCAGACAGATATAGAAGGTCGTACAGCCCCAGCGCCAGTTCGCTTACAACCAGAGCCACCGCCCGTAGGAACGATGACTGCCGCTAGTATGGTGTCTGATGACATAAAAGGCATTATGGGTATCTTTGACCCTGCACAACTAGGTCAGGGCAACATATCAGGCAAGGCGTTAAATGGTCAGCAACAACAAGTTGACTTAACTAACTATGACTACTACGACAACTTAACCCGTTCTATTGCTCATGTGGGCAAGATATGTCTGGACTTAATTCCCAAGATTTACGACACAGCGCGTATCTTGCGAATCATTGGTGAAGATGGCAAATCGGATATGTTGAACCTAAATCAGCGTGATGCTGTTGGCAAAATCTTGAACGACACATCTATTGGTCAATACGATGTGGTCATGGAGACAGGGCCAGGCTACAACAGCAAGCGCCAAGAAGCCGTAGACGCAATGATGCCGCTACTGTCTAAGCCAGAACTGTTCAATATTGCTGGTGACTTGGTGTTCCGCAACATGGATTTCCCTGGTGCTGACACCATCGCTGACCGCCTTGCCGCATCTAATCCGCTTGCTCAGATTGATGAAAAATCCGATATACCGCCACAAGTTCAGATGCAAATGGCACAGGCTAAACAGCAAATGCAACAAATGCAACAGCAAATGGAAGCCATGACAACGCTTATTCAACAGCGCGGTGATATTGAACAAGTCAAGCAAGACAACGAGAACAAGCGCGAACTCATGCGTCAGACCGCCAAGGCTCATAACACCGAAACAATGGCAGAAGTCAAAGTTAACGACCAAAACACACGCTCAATTACAAGTCAGAATAAGACAGAAATAGATGCGATTGTTCAGTTGTTACTACACAAAATGGATACATCAAGACTTATTGCAGAGATTGAAAAGCGTAATGCAGAGCAAGATAAGTCAATGCTGTTTGCGGCTCAAGACATAGCCGACCAAAGCAATCCTTTGACACAGCAACAATAAAGTGGTAAATTTGCCACCAAACCTTACCAGTTAGGTTAACTGGGTAAATTCGTAGGGACACGTAATGTCTGAGAAAGAAGCCAGTCAAGTTTTGACTAGCGAAAATTCGGCAGAATTTTATGCAAATAGATTAGGTTTAGCCGACCAACCCGAAGTTGAGGCTGTGCAAACAGAGCCAACAGAGGAAGTGGAACGGAGTGAACCAGAAATCGAGGGAAAAGAGCAAGAGGAAAAACCTAAAGCGAATCCGAAACTCGAAAGACGATTTTCTGAGATAACCAAGCAACGCGAAGAAGCGCGAAAAGAAGCGCAACAAGAGCGGTCTGCAAGGGAAGCCTTAGAAGCCCGTTTAGCGGTTCTTGAAAGACAGCCAGCGCCACAAGCGCCTAAAGTTGATGAAGAACCACAACCCAGTCAGTTCAACGATGCGTTTGAATATGCCAAAGCCCTAGCGGAATACACGGCTGACAAGCGAATCGGTGAGATGCGAAAGCAAGACGCGGAAGCCAAAGAAGCAGTAGAACGCCAGAAAGTCATAGAGACTTGGGCAAGTAAGGTGCAAGCGGCTAAAGCGTCAATGCCAGACTTTGATGACATAGTGGCATCTAGTGATGTGGTCGTAAATGATGACATTCGTGATGCGATTCTTGAGAGCGATGTGGGGCCGCAAATCCTCTACCATCTGGCTGAGAATGACGATGTAGCAAAGCGCATAGCGGGGTTGTCACCTAAACAAGCGTTAAGAGAGATAGGAAAACTAGAGGCAAGGTTTGAAGTAAAGGAAACTGCACCAGAACCTAAACCGATTACTCGAAGTAAAGCACCAGCGCCAATTAATCCGCTGAGAGGGTCTAACCCTGCTGATACTCCCATGTCCGCTAATGGCGAATGGCATGGAACATTTCAAGCATGGAAAGAGGCTCGCAAGGCTGGAAAGATTCGCTAAACCTAATCTTTTTTAAACATTTAAGGAAATGAAATGGCTAATAATTTATTGACCATATCGAAAATCACCAACGAAGCGTTGATGGTTTTGGAAAACGAGTTGACCTTCACCTCTGAAGTAGACCGCAACTATGATGACCAATTTGCGGTTGTCGGTGCAAAGATTGGTAACACAGTCAATGTCCGCAGACCAGGCCGTTTTATCGGTACAACTGGCCCAGCGTTGAATGTTGAGGACTTTAACGAGACTTCAGTTCCCGTTACTTTGTCTACACAGTTTCACGTTGACACACAGTTCACTACACAAGACTTGGCTTTGAGCCTTGATATGTTTAGCGACCGCGTGTTGAAGCCTGCTGTTGCCGCTATCGCTAACAAGATTGACCGCGATGGTCTGGCTATGGCTACCTTGCAGACCGCCAACATTGTTGGTACTGCTGGTACACCTCCAACTGGTTTGATTACTTATCTGACCGCTGGCGCGTATCTTGACTCTGAAGGCGCACCGCGTGATGGTCGTAGAAGTTGTATCGTTGAGCCGTTTACATCTGCCACTATTGTGGACAGTTTGAAAGGCTTATTCGTACCACAACAAGCGATTAGCGACCAATATCAAAAAGGTTTGATGGGTCGTGATTCTGGTGGTATGAATTGGAAACTTGACCAGAACGTGGTTAATCAAACCTTTGGTAATAACAGCACTACTACTGTTACTGGCTCTGTTGCTACTACTACTGCTACTGGATTCTTGACCTCTGGTTGGGCATCTTCAAGCACTATTAGTGTTACAGCCGCCAATACTGGTACGTTAAATCTTACCGCTGGTGACGTATTTACTATTGCTGGTGTATACGCTGTTAACCCACAAAACCGCCAAGCCTACGGCTCTAATAAGTTGCGTAACTTTGTTGTGAAAACAACTGTTGCTATCGCTTCTGGTAACTCTGGCTCTGTCGTTGTGTCCCCTGCTGTGATTACTGCTGGTCAGTTCCAGAATGTGTCTATCCCGACAACTTCTGCTACTGCCGCAATCGTTCAGTTCAACAGCACAGGCGTTGTTTCTCCACAGAACATCATCATGCACAAAAATGCTTTCACAGTTGCGGTTGCTGACCTCGAACTGCCAGAAGGTGTTCATTTTGCTGGTCGTGCAAGCGACAAGGAAATTGGTTTGTCCATGCGTGTTGTCCGTCAATACACCATCAACAACGATAGTATTCCTACTCGTTTAGATGTGTTGTATGGTTGGGCGCCTCTGTACCCAGAACTCGCTTGCCGCGTTGCCGCTTAATCATTAACTCTTTTTAAGGAATAAATATCATGGCAAATCCAGGCCCAGCAAACAGCACACAACCACATCCAAGTAACTTAGCATCCAATCAAGCAATCCGCTTGTTGGCTGTTTATACGGGTGTCAATGTGAACGCCACAGGCGATACAGTATTGCCTATCAACAATAGTACTGGCTACTCTGTTAGCAATGTAATATTTACCAATGCGTCAATTTCATTGAGTAGCGCCGCCGCAGGACTGTTTACAGCCCCTAGCGCTGGTGGTACTGGTATTGTGGCTAATGCCGCTTTATCAGCATTGACAGCCTCAACAGTTGTTTCACAACGCACAGTTGCATCTAACGCTTTGCAAACAGGACAAAATCTGTATGTAAACGTGGGAACTGCACAAGGTGCCGCCGCAACCATGGATGTATATGTCTATGGCTACGATTTAAGCGTTTACACACAGTAATACGCCTTAAAGTAAAAAGAAGTCACTCTCAAAAGGGGTGGCTTTTTTCGCTTTAACGGATACAATTCAATTCATTCTGCAAAGGAATCATCATGGCAAATTCACAAGCGATTGGCGTGGCATATCTTGACCAAGATATTGTTGACGCTAACTATTCATTAGTTAATAATATTACGGGACAAATAGGCTACACAACTGGTAGCACAACAACTTCTGGCGTTTCTGTCACTCAAGCAACTAGTAAGTCAACGGGCGTTACGCTCAATGCCGCGGCTGGTCAAATCGTTACAAGCAATGCGGCTTTAGCGGCTGGTGCAGAAGTGGCTTTTATAGTCACAAACAGCGCAGTTAGTGCATTAGATATTCCAGTTATTGCTCTTGCATCAGGCGCAACTACTGCTGGCACTTATCTATTGAGCATTGCAACTGTGGCGGCGGGCACTTTTACTGTTGTAATTTCAAACGCAAGCGCAGGCTCACTTTCTGAGGCTTTAACGCTTAATTTTGGAATCCTTCATGTGGCGCAACTGTAATGGCTGGCTCATCTGTTTTACGGACTGCTGGTCAAACAGTAGCGTTATCGGTCACTTCTACCGCTCACGCGGCAGTTTTGATTAATGACAGTACCAACGACCAAGTAAACTACTCCGCTTTCCTCAATACGGGTGCAAGCCCTATTGCGGTGAGATGGGGGCCGACCGACCCTGGTGCGCCCGTCTTTCCTGTTGACGGCACTAATGGAGACTTTGTTTTGCCTGCTGGTATGACACAGCCTTTAATTGTTGCCACTTCAGCAGTACCTTACTACATAACAGCAAAATCCAATTCTGGTACGGCTGGAATTTTGTATGTAACGCCCTCTGTCTATCAAAGTTAAAGGGGCGCTATGGCTAACCCTGCCAATTCAGTTCTGCAAAACATACTTCCCGTTCAAGCATATTTTTTAGTTGACGGGACTTTTCAGACCTTTATTGGTCAGGGTCAGCCGTTTTATGCAACAGTAAACCCAATTCAATCTGGGTTAATAATTACAAACAGCACGATAGATTCAACGACTATCGGTGCAACTACTCCGTCTACGGGGGTTTTTACTAATATCACGACAACGACAGGCACGATTTTTACATCGCCTTCAAACTCGACTGATATTGCTAATAAAGCGTATGTAGACGCTACGACACAGGGTTTGTCGTTTAAACAACCAGCAAACTACACAACAAATGGAAACATTACGCTTTCTGGTCTTGCTGTGCAAGCAAATGGCGATTGGGTTTCTACGCTAACTGCTGGCGAAAGAATTTTAGTAAAGAACCAAACCGCAGGCGCTGACAACGGCATTTATTTGGCTTCTGCAAGTGCATGGACTCGCTCTTTAGATGCAAACACTTGGGATGAATTAGTCGCGGCTTATCTATTCATCATCTCTGGTACTGTGTGGAGTGGCTCATCTTGGGTAAACACCAATCAAACTGGTGGCACTTTAGGCGTTACGTCTGTTACCTTTGTTCAATTCTCAAACAACGCAATTTATACGGCTGGCACAGGGCTAACCTTAACGGGTTTCCAATTTAGTATTACGCCTGTTGGAACAGCGGGTACTTATGGTTCTGCTACACAAACGCCAGTTTTTGTTACAAACGCAAGCGGTCAAATTACAAGCGTAACAAACACAACAATAACGCCAGCAATAGGCTCAATTACTGGATTAGGCGCTGGGATAGCCACATGGCTTGCAACGCCTTCTAGCGCTAATCTAGCGTCTGCTGTAACTGATGAAACTGGTAGTGGTTCATTAGTTTTTGCAACAAGCCCGACCTTGGTTACGCCCATTTTAGGAACGCCACAATCTGGCAATTTCTCAACTGGCACATTTACTTGGCCCACCTTTAACCAAAACACTACGGGCAACGCGGCTACGGCTACATTGGCTACAACCGCCACAACTGCAACTAACCTTGCAGGCGGTGCGACAGGCTCTCTGCCATATCAAAGCGCATCGTCAACAACTGCAATGCTTGGGGCTGGGTCAAACGGGCAAGTTCTAACTCTTACGTCTGGAATACCTTCTTGGGCAACACCAACAACTGGTACAGTTACTTCGGTAAGTTTTACTGGTGGCTTAATTTCTGTTGCTACGGCAACTACAACGCCTGCGCTAACAGTAGCGGGAACTTCTGGCGGTATTGTTTATTTTTCTAGCGCAACTACATGGGCATCTACTGCTGTTTTAGCGGCTAATGCTTTGATGGTTGGAGGTGGTGCGGCTACTGCGCCTTCGACAATTACAACTGGAACTGGCGTTGTTACTGCTTTGGGCGTAGCGGTGGGTTCTGCTGGTTCTTTTGTGGTGAATGGCGGTGCTTTGGGTACTCCATCATCGGGTACGCTAACAAACGCAACTGGTTTGCCATTAACTACGGGCGTAACAGGAACACTTCCTATTGCAAACGGGGGTACAAATGGAACGGCTACCCCTACTGCTGGTGGCATTGCCTATGGTAGCGGTACTGCTTACGCATTTAATGCTGTTGGTTCAATCGGTCAAGTTTTAACCTCTGCTGGTTCTGGAGCGCCTACTTGGACAACCCCATCTGCTTACGCAACAGTAACAGATGACACGACTACTAACGCTACCCGTTATCCGCTTTACGCAGACGCTACAAGCGGTAATTTAACGACAGAATTTGTATCTTCTACTAAGTTGCAATTTAACCCGTCTACGGGCGTATTTACATCTACATCATTCTCTGGCGCGGGTACTGGGCTAACTGGTACGGCTACTAGTCTGTCTATTGGTGGTAACGCGGCAACCGCAACAAGTGCAACAAGTGCAACAACCGCAACAAATCTTGCTGGTGGAACTGCTAATCAGATTCCATTCCAAAGTGGTGTTGGCGCAACCACTTTTGTTGTAGCACCGACTTTGGCAAGCACAGCACTAACTTGGAGTGGCTCTGCGTTTACTTGGGCAACGGCTGGAACTGCGGTAACGATTAGTGACGATACAACCACAAACGCAACCCGTTATCCATTGTTTGCAGATGCAACAACTGGCACAGTAAGCACCGAATATGTAAGTTCAACCAAACTCAACTACAACCCAAGCAAAGGCGAATTTAAATCGCCAGCAGTAATTGCATCTAACGGCATATTGCTAAACAACACGACTGTAAGTACAAGTTACACGATAGCAAGCGGAAACAATGGCTTTTCGGTTGGCCCGATAACTGTGGCAAGCGGTCAGGCGGTGACAGTCACATCTGGTCAACGCTGGTTGGTACTTTAAAGGATAAGCATGAGTCAAGTAATTATTGCTGGAGACACAAGCGGAACGATAACGCTACAAGCACCAGCCGTTTCTGGTTCTAATACGCTAACTTTGCCAGCATTAACAGGAACTGTTTTAACTAGCAAAACAGCGGGAACTGTGTTGCAAGTGGTTAGTGCTACTACAACATCAAGTACATCTACTTCTTCAACAAGTTTTGTATCAACAAGTTTGACTGCATCAATTACACCAAGTTCATCTTCAAGCAAGATATTTATCTTGGTGGCTGGTGGAGAATTAGATTCAAATGGAACAAACCAAGCAATAACTGCAACAATATATAGAAATTCAACAAATCTTGCTGGTTCTTCAGGAATAAGTGATAGTTATGGAACATCATCTAGGATACAAAGCACTTTATCAATGTCTTTTTTAGATAGCCCATCTACAACAAGTTCTACAACATATACAGCCTATATAAAAGCGGGTTCAGGAACAGTAGTATTTAACGCTAATCCTGTTCAATCCTGTATCACTCTTATGGAGATAGCCGCATGAACAAACATGACGCAATTCGTGCAGTCAATTCTTCTGTCGTTACTATCCGTGGTGATGATGCTTTTGACGCTAGTGGCAACCCCGTTACCTATGACGAAATAGCAGTTCAAGCCTACATATATGCCCATGCCTACATAGCCAAACGCCAACAAGCCTATCCAAGCATTGCAGACCAGTTAGATATTCTGTATCACTCAGGCTTTGACGCATGGAAATCGGCTATACAAGCAGTAAAAGAGGAGTTTCCTAAATGACCACAACCCTAAACGCATCTACTGCTGGTGCTGGTGGTTTTATTGCTACGAGCGATAACTCTGGAATACTAGCACTTCAATCTGCTGGCACGACAAAATTTACTGCGGACTCTACGGGTGCGTATGGACAAGTTATTAGCGGTACTGCGGTTGCAACTACTAGCGGTACGTCTATTGACTTTACGTCTATTCCATCTTGGGTTAAGCGTATTACTGTGATGCTTGCTGGAGTGTCTACCAATGGTAGTTCAAGCCATATACTACAAATTGGCGATTCTGGTGGTATTGAAAACACTTCTTATGTCGGC